ATGCGAACCAAACTGACTTGTGCAGCGACAGCACTACTCTTCGTCGCAGCAGTACCCGTGTTTGCTCAGCAGTCGGCGCAGGCCGCCGAGGTCGCAGGCCCCGCCACCTGCTACATCGCAGACGAAAACGAAACCATTCTCGAGCCTCGTCAGGAGTACCAGCCCGCCCCGGGCTCGGCGACGCTCCCTTCAATCCCTAGCCCGGTCGTCCAGGGGTCGTACACGCTGCAGATCTCCGCACCTGCCGTGAACTTCGATCCAGACAACCCTGCAATTCACTTTGTCTGCGAGGTTCAGTACTCACACCTCGGACAAGTCCGTCTGGTCGATCCTTCTGGCCAAGTTTTAGCTTCAACGGTCTATACCAATGATCAAGCGGATCCTTCTCGCGCAGCGTCAACCGCTCTGCCCCACCTTCCCGGCGGCTACGAGATCGTTCCCGGCCAGTCGGTCTTCGGCTTTAACGAGGCTGCGCAGACCGTGGACCCGAACAATCCGGCTGACGCGCGCGCGGTTGGTCGCGATACCGACATCGTGATCCGACAGATCGCCGCAACGCCGACTCCCGCGCCCTCCACCTCTCAGCCTCCGGCTCCGACTCAGCCTGCAACGCCAACGACCGTTGCCCCGAGTCCTTCGACAACGGCTCCCACCACGCCTGCTCCTGACCAGCCGACGACTCAGTCGCCTAAGAAGCCTGCACTGGCAAAGACTGGTTTCGAATCAGGAATTTTGGTTGCCGCCGCTCTTGTAGCAACTGCTGGCGGCACTGCCGTGACTGCTCGCAAGCGTCGCGCCTGATTTCCGAGGCGATATAGAGTTTCCGCCCGTCCGCACACTGCGGGCGGGCGGGGTCTTTCTTTTTCCAAATGCGCTCGTGCTCATTACGAGCATGCGAGTCGAGAGCGATCCGCTGATTCGAGACTATAACCCGCGCGGCTACGGCCGGCGTTTCGGCGGAACAGAGTTCCCGCGAAGCTGAACGGAAAGAGATATCCTGCAGGCAGCAGAGACGCTTTGCGCGAATAAGGAGTGACGAAAACACTAGCCGCGCCTCATAGAGTAGGTAGAGTAGGCGCATGGCAGCAGATACGACAACACAGTTCGTGCTCGACGCAATCGAGGCGCTTGACGCGATTGGCGCGCAAGAAGCAGTCGCGTTTTTACGTATGATGCTCGATTGCGACGGCCCTGATGTCGACGGAGTCGTGACCTCACTCATCGAGTTTGACATCGTCTCCCCAGACTGGGTAGAGCGACTGCAAGAAGTCAACGTCAACGCATCGGGACTTTATGACGAAGAACTCGCTGAGCTTCGCGAAGGCCTCGCGCTCAAGCAAAAATCGGCAGTGTAACCACGCTGTCTCAGTAAACAAATAAACCCCGCCGCGACTTGCGAGTGGGGTTTTCTCATGCCTCCCGCTCTCCTGCGCAGGCAGGCGACGCCGAAGCTCCCGAAGACTTGAAAGTACACGCTCGACAGTGCGAGCGTCGAGCCAAGGCAGACAGGAAGTACACCGAGTCTTTGACGGATCTGATTAAGGCATAGGCGCTCGCCCTATATTTTTCACACACTGTGTCCCTCTCGATCCCTGGAGGGAATTTCTGCAAGATAACCGAACCTCAAATTGATGGGGGCGTATTGGGGCCACTTTTAGCGACCCCAAGCGTATCAATCGGCATATATCGCTTTTAATACCATCAGCCCAAAAACGTTGGAAACAAAGGAAAGACCCCGGGATCACAACAGATCCCGGGGACGTACTGCGGAGGATAGGGGAAACGCACCACCACCAAGCCTGACCTGCATAAACGCGCTCGCGAAAAATTCTGGGGCCTTAATGGGGCCTATCTATATGCCCCCGGCAGGCCGCTTCCTGAGCGGGCCAAGTCACACGATTTTTATCGAGAATAGACCTCCCAGCGCGATTTTTTCTCCTGAGCGCACAAAAAATGCCCTCTACCCCCGATTCCTCGGAGATAGAGGGCACTCTTCTGCAGCTAGAGCTGCTTCTTCAATTTCTCCAGCTCTTGCCTGATCCGCTCTGCGCGGTCCTGCTGCTGTGCGGCCAGCAACTGGTCAAGAATCATCCCGTGTGCTTTGAGTTCTTGGCCTTGCAGCTGTTGCGCGTGAGCGACGGCTGCTACCTGCTTTGCGACCACGCCAAGACGCTCACCCAGCACATCGAGTTTGTCCCCCAATGCGTCCAGGTCGTCGCGCATGTTTGTCCCGTGATTGTTAGTGGTTTGCTCTTTCGCTTCGGCAGCCAGGCCTTTAATCACTTCCAGCTTGGAGTCGGTATGCTTACGCCCGTGGAGCATCGCGCCGAGCGCGCCGATAGCCCCGCCCGCAACACCGCCACACGCGGTGATGAGTCCTCCTACGGCTGCGATCCACGCCGGGTCATGCACCGGCAAGCCCAGAACAATCAGGTCAAGAGACACGCTCACCTGCCGTCACCACCACTCTTGTGCTTGGCCTCGTAGAGTTCGCCGCCCGGCGTGGCGCGTCCTACCCAGTCGATCACGCCTAAGGACTTGAGCGCCGTGAATGCTGTTGCTGCTGCGGCGATGATGACCGAGGCCTGGGTGGCCACCAGCTGCCAGGAGAGGGGGTAGACCCCAGCCCACCAAACCACACGTAACAAGCGGATCAACATTTAAACCAAGCATCAGAGTCTTCCTTTCATTTTTGGGCACGCAAAACCCGCCTGCCAGGAGGCGGCAGACGGGTCGGGCGCGCGTAAAATATTCGTTATGTTTGCGGGGGAGCAGGCATATGGACGGGATAGCCAGCCCCTCGGCAGGTTTGCGCTAGGCGCGCAACCGCGCCCTCAACGCGGTCTGATTTTTCCGCCGCGCCAACCACGGAGAGGACATCGTTCAAAGCATCTTTGGCCTCGTGCGATACATCCAGCCGAAGCGCCCACGATGCCTCCAGGCCCAGCTCATTGCGCGCCTCTTCCAATTCCCGCGTATACGCCTCGCTCGGCAGGCCAGAAGCCGGGGAGCGGTAAACGACAGCCGCATATTTTTCGTAGGCGCTGCCGACCTCCTGGCACGCGCGCTGCGTGGGAAACAAAAAACCATAGCGCCACGCGACAAACGAGGCCCCCAACACGAGGCCAAGCACACACGCGAACAGTTTCTTCTTCACCCCAACCTCCGAACCGCAGCGGGAAATGCTACAAGGCTAGCCTAGAGCGGCAGAAAACTACAGACTTTCAGAAGCGGCCTTCGTTGAGGCGCTTCTGCAAGGCCATAACCATCGCCGACCCTTCACCTACCACCCCGTCTACGGGGGTCCCAAGATAACTTTGCAGCGCGCAGAAAGTACCCGGACCGACAAGACCATCAGCCTTAACACCAAGACGGCGCTGCATGGCGGCGATAACCGAGGAACCGACCGCGCTAGTGGAAGCAACCCACTCCCAACCAGAAACAAGCCCCGGGTTTAAGCCCTTCTAATAAACATCCTAACTGGAAACCACGCCATCTTGAGGCGTCCCAAGGACCCGTTGAAGCGCAAGAGTTGTAGCGCTCCCCCAATAGCCGTCAACGTCAAGACCCACACTCCCGGCATGTCCGCCCTCATGAGGATTGCCTTGCCCGGCCAGCTGCAAAGCCCGCATATGCCTGCCGTAGCGCCCCGGACACGCGGTCGCAATGATGTCGTTATGCGCGTAGACCTTGAGCTTGCCGTAAAACTGTCGTAGCTTGTCAATCAGCTCGACCAAGGTTCGCAAGTCATCGTCGCTTGCCCGAGGGTGACACTCGATCCCAATAGATCGCGAATTCATTTCCCAGTTGCCCGCGTGCCATGCGGTGTCACGGTCGCGGACAATTGGCATCACCATACCTGCCGCAAGAATATAGTGCGCTGACGTGCGCCGGCCGCCGCCAGCGAACATATTCGCGACACTATACATCGCGCTTAAATCATCAACCCCCGCGTACTGTTCTGGCGCCCCCCAATGGTGAACAACAATACTGTCAATCGCGAGTTCTCCTGGGAGAAAAGCCGTGCGTGCATTGAGCTTGAGGTAAAGACCTTGGCGAGATATTCCAAGGGCACTGGCAAGCTTGGTGAAGCTGACCTGTTGTTGGGAGGCTGCTGCGCGGATCTCAAACGAGATCGCCGCATCAAGCTTCGACCTACTTGGGTAGCCATGTCAATTTTTGTAGACACCGTTTCCCTAAGTGGGTACATTTACTGACATGCCGCGAAAAGGAAAACCGTTGCGACCACTAGATTTGGCCGTCGTAGATGTTTTTGAAGATGCCTTCACACGTCTCGGCGTGTCGCGAAACTCGGTCATCGTAAAAGCGGGGATCGGGAACAATCGCTCGGGAACAATTTTCCGCAAGGAGGGGCCGGGGATCACAATGGCTGAAACGGAAGCTCTTGCCTTCGTTATCGGCATGAAAGCCAGCGAGGTGATTGCGGAGGCTGAGGCACGTCTCGCCGCGAGCGCACAGGCAGCTCCTCAACCAGAGGTTGTCCGCATTCCAGCTCCTGGCGATCCTGATTTTGAGCCCATCCCACCCTCTGAAGAGGATGTGTGGAGGTTAGCTGCGAACTTCACTCGCGAGGATGTGGAGCGATCTAGGCTTGAAGAGATCGGGGAAGAGTCTCAGCTCCCGCCAGAAGAACGGGACGATCACATCGCATGACGCAAAGCGTGTGCACGCAAAAAAGGGGGAACCTCGCCTAGAGACTGTATGCCTCCAGGCGAGGTTCCCCCCTTCTATTCGTGTCACATGGGTTATGTGAGCGGAACGATCTTGAGTGCGCGGTATTCCGATTTGGTGAGTCCGTTGGAAGTTTTCACGAGCTTTTCGATGACCTCGACGCGTACGCGCTCGTTGACCGTCACACCTTCCAGATCTTCATCACTGAGATCTCCGCGCTCAATACGGATCTTTACTCCTTGAGCATCTTCAACGATCAAACTAGTCTTCCCCACCGAGACTGTGTCGACGGTGCCAATAATGAACGTTTGTTGTTCATCAAGTTCGCGGCCAGTAATGATCGAGGCGATGCGTGTACAATCTGCCTCTTTCAAATGGACGCGCCTGGTGGGCGCGCCCGGCTGTTCCCAAGTGATGTCCGTGTCAAAATTCGCGTCTGACAAAGTGGTTGCCAGCTTTTTCAAAGCCGAAGCCACGCGCGGACCTTGCTCCTGGACTTTTTCAGCGAAACTATCGGCAACAGGACCTGCTTCAAGCCCTTGGGTAAAAAGGTCAATGGCTAAGCTCATTGCCTGATCTGTGAGCTGATCTTCAGCCTCTTCCATTCCAGGCAGAGCTCGATCTTCAGGCAGTTCTTCTATAGCGCTTTTCGCCGGTGTGACAAGCAGACGCAGCGACCCGGGTTGCGGCGCGGTTTGGAGGTTTAGGCACGTAAACTCAGTGACCTCAGCAGGGAGCTTGCCAGCAAATGTGGAGAACCCCTTGATCTTTGCGCCAGCAGCATCAATGAGGCTCTGGAAATCTTTCATCACGTCAGCAACAGCCTTCAAAGGAGCCTGGTGGCCTGTTACTCCTTTACCCGTGAGGTGAAGTTCCCCCTTTGAGTTTAAGACCCTCCCGCTACTATTTTCCGCGACCAGTGCCTCAAAGGACATGCGACCTAAATCTTCGGGAGTCTGCCAAGTTGCTTCCGGCACAGCGTCCCAAATGATCTGCAGAAAACGTTCCTCGTCTTCCTTAGACAGCGGGGTGAAGTAGTCGCTATTTGTTGTTTCCATCGACGATCACCTCCACATAGCCTCGACGTTGGTATACAGCTGATTCTAGCGGCAAATCAGCCTCTGTGGGGGTGCGAGTTCGCTCCCAAAAATCATCCCAGTAGCCGCGTCGGCTATAGTACTTTTCGACCTGATCACTGCTTAGCACCCATAGGAGGACGAAAGAGTCCACCCTCATGTTCAAAAACTCTTTCACTTTCCTCTTGGCAAAGATGTCCAGCATCTTATTTTTCCAAGGGTCTTTCTGCACAGCTTCTAGAACATCGTTACGGATAATGAAAACCACGTCAATGTCGCCAGGGTTTGGCTTGTCTGTCGTGAAGGATCCACCTATCCAGACTCTGGAAATTTTCGTTACCCCGTGTAAAAGATTGAACGCATTTTGAAATTCAACCCAGATCTGCTGGCGTAGAGCAGATTTTCCTACGACAAACATCTGCTCAACTTCAGCGAAGGAGCCACCCCATCGCCCTGGAGGAAGTAGCCCGTCACCATTAAGTGGGGGAATCACGTCCAGACTCTCCTTGCTTCTTTGAAAGAATTTTCGGACACGTAGAGTCTACAGGAACAAAAACCTCCCATGCGCGCAGATGCCCGTGGCACCTGCATACTTGGAAGTATGACGAGACCGTCTTTTGAGGAACTGTGCGCCGAGGCGGCGGCGCAAGGAATCTGCGTGCAGGAAACGCGCCTGCCGGCAGGTCTAGAGGGTGTCTGGGATCCGAGCCAGAAGACGATCTGGCTCAAAAAGAGACTACCTGTGGCGAGTATGGCATGCACTCTCGCACACGAACTCGAACACGCACGCAGAGGAGACGCGGGGCACCAAGACGAATACGTCGAGGAATTCATCAACGAGAAAGTTGCCCTCAGATTTATAAATCCCACCACTTACGCACGCCTCGAAGAGGTCTACGGATGTGAACCCGGGTGATTGCTGAAGAGCTCGATCTGCCCACATGGCTCATCGAAGCTTGGCAACGGCTCTTGAATCGGGCGGAACGACTGTGGGAGCGGAGCGATCATCACCTCGCTAGCGGCTTTCATCAAGGCTCTAGCAAGCCTCATCGAAGCACTCAAACGCAAAGATGAAAGCTCACTAGAGAAGTGGGGGTTGAAAATGAAGTAAGTATCTTCAACCCCCACCACTAGCCCACACACTACCCCATCGGAACCACAAAACACCATGAAAGACCACTTCATCTACTCCCTGCTCCTAGCCGCCTGTGCCTACTACCAAGCATGGGTAGCCCTCATCGCCTCCACCATCATCACGGCAAGCGCCACAGGGATCTACCTGTACGCCCTCACCAAAAAAGGAGGCCGCCATGACTGAAGCACGCATCTTCCTGTCACGCTCAGAATTCGCCGAGCGCATCGGCGACAAAATGGACACCCTCGCCCGCTACAAACTCCCCGACCCCGACGCCATCATCGGGGCCAGCGGAAAATGAGCCACCTCAGGATGGCTACCCGAAACCGTGGACGCGTGGAACGCCGCACGCCCAGGCAAAGGCGGGCGGCCACCCAAAAACACAAGCACCAAGTGAAACCCCACATAAGCATGTGTTCCCCACCGAAAACCCAGTGAGAGGACACACGCTTTCAGTCACGCTTTAAGAGGATCTCCTTGAAATATTCTCTCATGTCCTCTTTTCGCACCTTTTCTCTGCAGGCATCATCTGACCCGGCATTAGCGCGCTTACGCGCTTCCTCCCACGGGGCACCTTTTGCATGCGTCAGGTCACTGAGCTGGTCTCCCGTAAGCCCTCCATAGTTACGCAACACCGCATCAATGATGATTTTGTCCCTATCGGAAAGGTTCCCCGCATCCCCTTTCGCCAGCTCCTCTTCATCGATGGAATACATTCCTCGATGGGCATTGAACAGTTCGCGGGCAACCGGCCCATGCTTCCATGCTTCAAAGTCTTCGGAGAAGATCGGCTCACCCACCAGAGCCAGCGCCCAGCCCTGCGAGAAGTAAGCCAGCTTCTGGAGCTTGCGCGTAGAGATCGGGTAGTCAAAATCTGCCAGAATATGCTTCGATGCATCAAAAATCGTGGCCATCATCCTCACCTTCCTCTACTCAGTCTATCTTACCGTCAAGCAGTTGATTGCTTAGGCGACTGAGATTCTGATTGACATCCTCAACTTCAGGCGTAGTATCTTCGGCGGCCTCTGCAAGCGTTTCAAGCCCAAACGCCAGTAGGTGAGCCACTAAATTGCCCAACGACATGTCCAGATGAGACCATTCGACCTCCTCTATCGAATCCACCATAAGCGAGCCTAGGCTCTTTTTATTCGAGGCAACAATCGGGAATTGAGAAAATGATTTCCAAGCGCTTCTCTCAGGTATGCAATCCACAGTTGGATCCCCATCTTCAATCTTAGGGACACATCTCGCCTGATTCCCTTCTGCACATTTAATAGCCTCATCGTGAGCTGTTTTTCCCGGCGTAAACTCATTGCGCGGCCGATCATTCCGCCCAGCAAACCCCCAAAGCATAAGATACTTACTTGACCCCTCAGTATCTTCGTCATCAATAGTCTCAAGCGTATAAAGACAGGTCCTAACACTCTCGTGCTGAAATAAGTGGCCTCCAGCTCTAAGAATTTCATTAAGAAATTTCTTAATATCCTTATCGGAGCAATCCGATGTTAAGAGATCCGCAAGAGAGTCTATGACAGGCATAAAGTTATCACTAAGAGCTCGCGCTTCGTTGAATTTTTTCTGATTCTCCTTATCACGCTTTCTCTCAGAACGTATCTTCAATATGGAAGAAACCGTAGACCCGACCATAAGCAGACCGACTGCCGCTATGAACATCGGAGAATTAGAGGGATCCCCGATATGAGCGCCAGCCCACGCAGATGCAGGCGTGATAAGGGCGTGACAAACGACAGAGAAAACAGCCCATCCTCGCGAAGCCTCTCTCAGGGGTCGCCATTCCTGTTCTGATTTCGGGAACTTTTTGCCTCTTCGCATCAATCAAGCCTCACCTTTGCAACACCAAGCATCCAGACCTGATTATGACTCTACACCTGCACCGGCAGCGCGTCCGCGAGCGCGCGGGCTCGTTCAGAGGCGGCGTGTTGGTATCTGAGGGCGACTTCGATGTCTTTGTGGCCGCCGCGTTCCATAATTTCCTTCACGGTCGCACCCTGCTGCGCATAAAGGGTGAGGCCAGTGTGTCTGAGGTCGTGGAAGTGGAGCGTGGTAAGGCCCGTTGTTTCGCGTGCGGTTTTCCAGGCTTTGTTGTGGGTTGTTTGCGAGGTGGGGCGGCCCGGATGGATCGAGGATTCAAAGACGGGGGCGTCAAGGTCCTCTCCGGTGTATTGGTCGAGGTGGGTGAGGATGAGTGGGGCGAGGCTAGTGGGGATTGAGATGGTGCGCGCGTCTTTGCCCTTGGTGATGGTGTAGCCGGGTGGGTTGGTTTTCTGATTCCACTGGCGTTCCACGCGGAGCATAGGCTGGGGAGTGTCGAGGCCAATGAAGTCGCGGCGCTGCAGGCCGAGCGCTTCGCCTTGTCTGAGGGCACACCAGGCGGCCAGGTAGACGCTTAGGGCGAGACGCGAGGGCATGGCGTCGGCGAGGGCTTACCTGCTCAGGTTTGGCGGTGGCACGTTCGTCGACCACTGCTTTTAGCGGCTTGGATTTCACAGGGGACTTATCGAGGCCCCCGGCGCCTTGTTCGACTGCGGCGTTGAAGAGGGGGCGGATAGTGCGCAGGACTTTGTTGCGGGTTTTTGCGCCTTTCCTTGCCAGGATGGAGGCGAGGATCTTTTCCACATCTGCGGGCGAGATTTGTGAGAGCGGGGTTTTTGCCCACGCGGGGAGGACGTAGAGGCCGAGGACGCTTTCATACTCACGGTAGGTGGCTTTGGATCGTTGACCGATTTCCACAAAGCCTGCGAACGTGGCGAGCCATTCGTGCGCCCATTGTCCGAGGGTGAGTGTGCGGGCCGCTTCTGCGGCTGCTTTTTCTCGGGCTGCGCGGCGCTTTTCAGCCGGAGGAATAAACATGCCTTTAACTGCGTCTGCTTTTGCGAGGGTGAGGGCGACTTTCGCGTCAGTGAGTGTGTCGAAGAGTCCTACGGAGACCTGTCTGCCCTCGTAGCTGATTCTCACCCAGTACTTGCCGTTTGAGCGCTGGCTAATACCGGACGGAAGGGAAGATTTGGGGGGCATGATCTGCTCCTGGCGGTGTTAGGTACGACAGGAGCGTACCTAACCTGTACCTAAATATTTAGGTATAGTTGTCCATTTCTGTCCATTCTTGTCCACATTAAGAGGATCGGCGACCCTGCGAAACCCTAGTGAACGCAACGAAAAAGCCCGGATTCTCAAGGAATCCGGGCTCAACTGCGGAGGATGGGGGAAACGCACCACTACACCATCTGACCTGCGCAAACACACTCAGATAAAAACTTGGGGGCGCAATGGGGGCGCCGCACTCGCGGATTCCGCGAACTGCTGAGCGTGTCGAAATCGATATTTTTTATCGAAAAACGGCCTCTCAGAGAAAATATAGGCTCCTAGCACGCGAAAAACGCCCTCTACCCCCGATTTTTCGGAGATAGAGGGCTGTTTTCCCGCTCAGAGCTTTTTCTTGATTCGATCAAGCTCTTGCCAAATTCGCTCATGCTCATCGTGAGCGTGCGAGTCGAGCGCGATCCGCTCGGCGCGGTCCTGCTGCTGCGCGGCCTGCAGCTGCGCTAAGACCTTGCCGTGAGCACTGATCTCTTGACCCTGCAGCTGCTGGGTGTGCGCGACGTCGGCAAGAAGCTCGCTGACGTCGTCCAGCTTCCCGCCGAGAGCGTCGATATCGTCGCGAAGATTCGTCGAGTGATCATTGTGGGTCTGATCTTTCACGGACTCGACGACATCTCCGACCTCGCTCACGCCTCGGTGGAGGTCTTTCAGCTGGGCGTTGATCTTGCTTTGGACCACTTTCAGATACGCGATGACGACGCCGATTCCCATCACTATGAGGGAGGAGATCGCCGCGACGAGATCCGCACTGAGAAAGTCTGTAATCGCTGAGGGAAGCACTTATATGTCACCGCGATCCTGCGCGATGCGCGCCCTCATACGTGTCGGAGTCGATCACTTGCAGCTTCGAGACGTCGTAGAGGCCAGCGGCTGAAAGGCCGAGGATCATGCCCTGGGCAGCAGCCTGATACCAGCCGTACCCCGCGAGTTCGTACTGTGCGACCGCGAGCGCGATGCCGAGGATGACGGCTAGGAGTGCTGAGAGCTTTCCTGAGAGGCCGAGGCTCTTGGCTAGGTTGGTGAGGGCGAGGATGGCGGGGATTGAGGCGATTGTGATGATTTCGGGCGTCATTGTGTTCTCCTCTTTAGATTGCGTCGTTGTTGAGGGTCTGCTGCAGTGCGCGGACGGTGTTTGAGGGAGCGTCGAGGCCTTCGTCAGGGTCAAAGCCGTAATGGGCTTCGAGCGCGTGGATTGTCTCGGGTCCGAAGATGCCGTCTTGGGTCACGCCTAGCGTGGCTTGGAGTGCTTCGATGACTGCGCTGCCTTCGGGGACGGCTACCCATTCCCAGCCGGTCGTGAGGCCGGGGTTATCGTCCTTGTAGTCTTCGTCTTGGCTGGAGACGATGCCGTCGACGGTAGTGCCGAGGATTTCTTGGAGCTTCCGTGTCGTGTCTTCGCCCCAGTAGCCATCGACGGTTAGGCTTCCGTTTCCTGCAGGTGCGGGAGCGTACGCGGGTCGGATGACTGCGCAGATGCCGTCGTGGGCGCGTATGCGGCGGTAGACGCCTCCGCCGTTGGATTGTGAGCCCGCGCCATTAGCGGTGTTGAATTCGGTGGTGTGTACGTATTCGCCAGAGCGGTAGTCAGCGAAGCCGGTGTGATCTGCGATGCCGTCATCATCCCAGTCGAAGCAGAGGACGTCGCCGGGCTGGATGTCGTAGAAGCCGACTAGACGACCGACTTGTGAAGCATCGCGCACCATCCACGGTACATAGGCGTAGATACGCCCGTCGCCGAGGAGGCTGGTGCCTGCTTGGTCGAGGACCCACGAGACGCCCATCGCGCAGAAAGACACTCCTGACGTGCCGAAATAGGCTGAGCCAGTCTTCTTGGCGTACCATCGGCCATACTTAGTGCCTTCCTCGGGATCGTCCCATCGATTGTAGCCTACCTGTGAGCCTGCGATGTCTAGTACCTTTGTTGCGTCTGCCATGTCAGGCCTCCGTGGTTTCGGGCTTCGGGTCTGCGGGTCCGTCGCCGAATTCGGGCATTTGACGGACGCGAGCCTCTTCGTTTTCGTGATTTAGCTGCACTGTGTGTTCCTTCTTTCGATGAGATAGAAATGGATGGGAATGGATGGGATGGTGTGGGGATCAGGAGGGGATCAGAGAGGCTCTTCGACCGCGGGAGGCAGGGTCGACGGGGCAGGAGCGCGAAGCGACGGATCCACACGATCGAGCAAGAGGCCACGATCGCCTCCCGCGGCCTCGTATTCCTCGAAAAGGCTCTTAAGCTTTTCGGGAGACTCAGCGATCACCGATCGGCGATGGATCTCCCACTCGGCCATTGTTTGCAGCTCGGCGAGATCGCGATCCGTCAGGGTCGCGAGGTCGATCGTCGCTTTGGTGATTGAGTCCGTGAAAACAGCCATCTAGGCATTTCTCCTTATTTGGCGCGGATGATCTTCTGGACTGTGTAATACGGCTGGAGGAGGCTCATCGACTGGCTTCCGCCGGTCTGCCCGGTCTCCGTATCCCCGGTGGTCAGGCCGTCATTTGCCGCAGTCGCAATCCAGCTGCCGTTACTTTGGTTGAGGGAGATGAAAGACTGCCTGCCGTTGCGTTTCTGTCGGTCGAACCAAGTGCGATCGTTGCCCGCGTGCCGGTGGGCAGGCATTTCGCCGATCGTGATTTGGTGGCGTTTTTCACCGCCGGTCTGACCGACGGAGGAGAATTCGCCCGACCCGTCGGCCATCACAGAGACTCGGCCTCGCAGATCCGGGACGCGGAACATATCGCCAAACCGGAAGCGCCCGCCCAAGACCTGCGCGAGCTGGGGATACTGCACGACTGGATACGTCGCGCCGTCGCAGAGCAGGTAATCCTCCGGAGCCGACGCTCCCGCGTAGTCGATGACCGTGCCCACAGGGACGGCTGGACTCGTCTGTACTGCCGCTGCGCTGCCCGAGGCGAGGACGAGCGCGCGGCGCGCGGCCAGTAGGACCGGGACGCGCTGCCCTTGGACTGGAGCGCCGACGACGTCGATACTCGTCAGAGCAGCGGATTGTCCGTCAAGGATCACAGAGACGGGATTGACAGCCGAGATAGTCCCCCACCGGAGGGAGACTTTCTCCCCTGCGATTCCAGCGACTGCCTCAAGCTGCTCGGCTAGGAAGGTTGTGAGATCGTCTACCAACGTCCTACCTCCTTAAGAGTCGTCGTCTGCAGAGCTGTCGGCTCAAGCTGCACGCGCGTCTCCTGCACAGTCGCCAGAACGCTCACTCCGCCCGATCGATAGCCGACGAGGTCATTAGGAGCGAGAGGCAGCGGGAGATGCTGGATCTCGATCTTCCCCACAGCTCCCGACGCTGCCGCGAGTCGGCGCTTCGCAAGCTCCGTAATCACCTGCTGATTAGCTGCCTCCACGCCCGTCTCTACCTTGGAGACCCAGCGGCCTCGAGCTTGATAGGACGCGGGAGAAGCAGGATCTCGATTTTCCGCGTATCCCACGAATCCCGCCTTTTCCCCGCTGCCCTGGGAGACGCAAATGTACCGATTCGGGATAGCTGCTAGGTCTTGCTCTCGCGTGAAATCCGCAAGATGTATAGCATTCTCTCCCTCTACGAAGTCCCAGACTTTCGCGCGACGCAGAGGCTCCACGTAGGGGGAAGCCTCGAAGGCTCCGCCCGCGCCCACAGTTAGCGACCAATATCCGATCGCCTGCAGGATGTCATTAATCGCGGTTAGCTTCGGAGTGCCCGCATCCCAGACCATCGAGGACGTGAGCATCGGGCCTCCGTCAGCGATATTGACCGGGGACACGTCTGTCAAGAGATGCCGGACATGGACGAGGGGATGATTCGACGGGACAGTCTGATACGCCGCGACGAAGGCGTCCCCGTCGAGCAGCGAAAGCTTTGAGATCAGCTCGACCTGCAGGCTCGATCCGCCCTCACTGTACGAGAGCTTCGGCGAGGCAAAAAGGAAGACACCTAACGGCCAGCTTTCCCCGCTCGCGAGTTTGTAGACGATCTTGACTCGGTCTTTCGCCCAGTCGATCTCTTGACCGCGGTCGGTGAGATTGAGAGTCCCCGAGGTGCGGAGGCGCGAGCCCGCGCTCATCGACACTTCGCCTCCCTCGACGCCGTCGAGACGACCCTTCTCGCGCTCATTAGAGTCGAGAAGAATCACCTCGATCGACGCCTGCCGATGGCCTGTCAGGCTCACGCCTCCACCTCCTCAAGATCGATAGAGATCTTCCACATCCCGCCGACGCTACGAAGCGCCGAAATCGACGAGAGACTGCAATAGATCCGCCGTCCCAGAGGGTCGCGATACAAGAAAGGAGCAGGCAGGATCGCAAGCTCCTCGAGCTTCCGCACGTGCGTCTCATACTCGGCATCGGTGAGGACTGCGCTGACAGCGATCGCCCGCTGCACCGCTGTCCCCGTGACCTCGACACCGCGAGCGCGGCCTGCGAAGTGCTTCACCTCGCGGTGTAGGAGGCTCGGGGTCACGGTGACTTCTGGCTCGTACTTAAAGCCGACGCAGGTCCGGTATCCCGGGCCTCCGCTGATCCAGACTTGGCGACTGGCAGCGACCAGTGTGACTGTCGTTGACTCGGATGAGGGAGTGACGCTCGACGCGGTTACTCGGTAGAGCGTCTTGCCTCCGGATGGTGCTTCTCGGTCTTGGACGGTCACGTCGGTCGGTAGATCTGAGGCGATCGTTTCCCACGTCTGCCCGTCATCCTGTGAGCGGTCGACCTGATTGGATACGGCAGCGACGGTCTTCCCTGGCTTCGCGGGAGGATTGGTGATGCCGATGGAGACGACTCCGGTCGAATCATCCCACTGAGCAGCGACCTTGGGAGCCTCGGGAGGTGCGTAGCGGACTTTGGCTCGGCGTGTGGATTCGGTGGAGCTGAGGCCCTCGTCCGAGAGCGCAGAGACCACGACGATATATTCGTGACCATTGGCCGCGCGCTCGGCCACCTTGTAGGAGGTTGCTGTACCCTGGATCGTCTCGTCGGCGACGACACGATTCTCCGTCGCGTCGGTCACGCGCACCTTGGCGAGTACCTGCTTCGCCCCGCCCTGCTGACTATAGGACCACGAGACAGACAGAGCGCTGGTATCGATCGTCGTCTGTGGCGTGAGGATTCCGACGACTGGACGGGAGGAGATCAGGAAGCTCGAGACCGCGCTCCACGGGGAGGCGCCCGCTTCCTCGTTTTGCTTGTACATACCCCACGTGCGCACCTGCCATTCATAGGTGCCCTCGCCGAAGGCTGCGAGGCTGTACTGCTGCGAGTCGCCGGTGACCGTGTACGTCGACCAGTCAGACGCGCCTCGAGAGCGCAGACGGATCTGAGCCTTGGTCTGCGCGGTCGTGTCTTGGGTCGCATGAATCCACTCGAGAACGCCCTCGCCCGCCGGGATCGTAGATCCTTGAGGCTTGAGTCCTCCGGGAGTACCGGGCACGGAGAGGACGTAGACGCTATTGGATGTCTCGCTGTACGGGGAGACTAGCCCGCCGGGTCCGAGCTGGCGTACTCGGTATTGATGGGTAATCGAGGGATTGAAGGAGGAGTGAGTCCAAGACGTCGCGCCTGCTGGCGCGGTGCCGACTTTGGTTTCTCCGTCCCAGATTTCTACGCCCCACCGATCACGGTATGGAGTCGTCTTCGTCCATGTAATTCGGATGGCTCCGCCGGTAATCTTGGAGGCTTTGACGTCTTTCGGCGCGCCCGGGGTCGAGTAGAGGTCACCGGGCGCGGTGGTGTTCGCCGACCCGGCTTTATTTTCGACCCAGCCCGACTCCGCGCCGTCGTTACGCCAAGCGTGGATGCGCCAGCGATACTGATCATTCGCGGGGACGTTTTTGTCGACCCAGCTGCGAGCCGACGCGGGGAGGTTCGCGAGGCGACGATACTCAGTGGAAGAGGCATCCCAGCGGTCTACGCCGAGCCAATCGGCGGGAGCATTAGGATCTGTTGCCATCTCCCACGTGACGAGGACTGTGCCGTCAGCGCGGGAAGCGGCTGTGAAATTGCTCGGTGTCGGCGGGTTCCCCCACGATTTCGCGGGGATATCCCAACCGACAGTGAGCTGAGGCGCGCCGCCATTCCAAATCGGCCCGATAGACGCCGAGAACTCGACGTGCCGCCCGTGGCCGTATTCGGTTGTGTAGGTTCGGCGTTCTCGTGAGATCTCCTTCTCGTCGTATCCCCCGCGGCCCGACGAGAAGGAGAAGGGAACGTCGCCGGAGACTTCGCCCCAGCGATGGAGCGTGTTGCTCCAGTTGTGGCCGTAGCCGTCCGCTTTGACGCGGTAGACGATTTCCAGCTCGATCGAGCCGGAGTTCGGATCCCCGTGCTGGTAAATGTCGATGCCGACCATCAGGTAACCGGATGATCCGGACCACCACGTCATAGCGATTTACTCCTTATATATAGGTATAAGAGCGGAGGGGATTAGCGGCTGATGCCGATGCGCTCACGGAGCGATCCACGCGAGACGCTGCCTAGAGCATCGCCCGTGACTCCGTATGCTTCGACACGCATCCGCCCGACCAATTGGTCATTGACGTCGCGGACGACCAGCTCACGAGCCGACTGAGTCTTCCCAAGAGTCCAATCCGACATCATGGACGCCCGACTATACGCGCCGACAGCGTTGAGCTGACCGGCCTCGAGGTCTCGAATCTGTGCCTGTCCCTCAGCCAGCGTGTCGGCGACAGCTTCCTTGAAGAGGTGGCCTCGGCGCTGCATACCGTCCGCGAGCGCCTCAGCGATCGACATACCGGAATACAAGGTCCAGCCGTGTCCGGAGAAAGGACCTTCTTTAGCCGGGGAGAAAGGCAAGAGGTTACGGATACCGGACAAGAAACCGGAGACCGCGTTCTTCGCGCTCGAGAACATCGATTTAATACCGTCGATCAAGCCGGAGATGATCTTCTTGCCGGACTCAAAGAGCATCCGCGGGAATCCCGCGACCGCGCTCATGATGCTTGAGCCGACTTGTGCGATCGCTCCGCCGATCTGCGGGATCGCCTGCACGATACCCGTGACCAGTCCGACGAGGATCTGAATACCCGCGGAGATGATCTTCGGAATATTCTGCACGAGCGTGGAGACGATCGTCGTGATGATCTGCGGAAGCATCGCGATCAATTGAGGGATTGCCTGCACGATGCCGGTGATCACTCCGATGAGGAGCTGGATGCCTGCCTCGATGATCTGCGGGAGATTATTGAGGAGCGTGTCCACGATTGTCGTGATGATCGTCGGTAGGGCTTCGATCAGCATGGGGATCGCTTGGATCAATCCATTGATGAGGGCATTGAGCATGCCCACTCCTGCCTGAATGATCTGCGGAAGCGCCTGAACCAAGCCATTGATCACTGTCGTGATGATCTGGGGGAGCATCGCGATTAGCGCAGGCAGCGTCTGCAAGATTCCGTCGATGATTGACTGGAGCAGCTGCGTGCCCATCTCGAGAATTCGAGGAAGCCCCTGCAAGAGACCATTCATGAAGGTCGTGATGATCTGCGGGAGAGCTGAGATCAGGACTGGGAGGGCTGCGAAGATGCCATCCACGAGGCCCTGAAGGAGCATCAGGCCTGACTCGATGAGCATCGGCGCGTTCTCCACGAGAGCTGTCGTGATCGCGGTGAGCATCTGAGCGACAGCAGGTAGGAGCACCGGGAGCGCGTCAGAGAGGCCCTTGACGAGCGCCGGGACGATTTTCCCAAACGCATTCGAGAGCTGCGGCATCGACTGGGTGATGGCATTGATGACCATCGTGACGATATTCGTGCCGGTCGCGAGAGCCTCGGGGAGGGCTTGGGCGATCTTTTCTCCGTAGAGTGCGATCTGCCCTGGCAGCCCCTGCAAGGTCTTGCCGATCTGTGCGACCAGCTCGACTCCGCCCTGCTGGACGATCGCGCCAATCCCCGCGAAAGCAGCAGCAGCCAAGCCACCGAAAGACAGGAACTTCAGCATCCGACCGGGAGCGAAAAGCCCACCGAGCTTGCCGAGAGACTGGCTCGCCTTCGGCGCGAGGCCCGACAGCTTAGCGCCGAATCCATCGAAAGCCGCACCGAGAGGCGCGAAAGCCCCGCGCACGCGCGCACCAATCGGCGCGAGAGGCCCTGTGATCTTCCCACCGATAGACGACGCGACGCCACCAATACGAGAGACCGCGGGAGCCATCCGCTCAGCGACGCCCTCAAAGCCGCGGCCCACAAAAGCCGCCGACTGCGACACAGTGCCCTTGAGGACGCCCATGCCGGAGGACAGTTTGCCATTAGCTGCGGAGAGCGCTGTGCCGAGGCGCGTGCCACCGAAAAGCGTGTCAAAGAAGCCATCGGATACGCCGGTCATCTCAAACCGAGCCGCCGAGACTCGCTTCGACATTTGGCCGAAAGCGCCGGTCACTTCACCGGGGAGATTCTTGAGGGAGGCGAGAGACTTGCCCGCTTCGGGCATTCCCTTGGCGAAATCGACGACAGATCCGGAAGCCTTGCCGAGTGCGCCGTCAATTCCGCCGAAGAAGCCAGCGATTTGCTGGAAATTCTTCAATCCCGCGCCAGCCGCGAGCATCGCTCCGAAGCCACCTGTTACGGCCTCAAGCTGTCCCTTCAAGCTCTTAATGTTGGTTTCGCCGCTCTTGACCGAGTCCGCGAGACGCTGGATCCAGCCTGCAGCGCTCTGCGCTGCAGGAGCGAGCTTCTCCCCCAGCTGAGGGACCAGATTGTCGGCGACGGCATTGATTAGCTCGGTCATCGGCTTCTTGACCTCGCGCAGCGCGCCGGTCAGCTCTTTATTCAGCGAGGCCTCAAGGTTGCCCCACGCGCCCTCGAAAGTCGTGGCCGACTGCGCGGCCTTGATAGCGACTTCGTCGAAGCCGAGGGACATGATTGCTTTATTGAAGTCCTCGGCTGAGATCTTGCCTTTAGCCATCGCGTCGCGGAAGTCGCCGGTGTACGCTCCCATATCTTTGAGGGCCTGCATGATTTTGCCCGCGCCGCCGGGGATCGCGTTTGCGATTTGATTCCAGTCCTGCGTCATGAGGCGACCGGCAGCGTTGACCTGGACCATTGCATAGCCGAAAGCTGCGAATTCGTTCTTGCCGCCGCCCGCGGCTGCGGTGAGGTTGCCCGCGGCCTCGGCGAGCTTGTCGAAGCCTTTGACGCCGTTAGCTGCGAGCTTCGACGTCATCGACTGGATGTCTTGCAGATCGTAGATCGTCTTGTCAGCGTAGGTCTGCGCAGCGGCAGTCAGATCCTTAATCTTGCCCGGATCGACCCCAGCAAATTTCAGCGTGTTCTGGAATTTATCCGTTGCATCCGACGCCTTAATAGCCTCCGGGATATAGGCTCCGAGTGCTGCGCCGATGCCGCCGACGGCTGCAGCTGTCGCGCCGAGGCCGATCTTCCCGATCGTCTCAAGCGCGCCGCCGATACCGCGAGTGAGGGACTCGCCGAGTCGCGAGCCCCACGAAGAGGTGGATCCAGTGACGTCGACGCCGCCCAGCTCTTTGGCGATTTCGCGCTTCATTCCGTTGAATGAAGGGACGACGTTGAGCCATGCGCTTCCGAGGTCTGCTCCGGCTTCTGCCACTGGGATCCACCCTCTCTATTTAGATTTTCACGTTCGTCTCTTCCGGATCGATCGCGGTGCGTGGGAGAGACAGATAGGCGTCGATGGCCTCCGGAGAGACCTCCTCGACATCCTCAGACGCCTTTGGTTCGCCGACGTGTGGGCGCGGAATCGGCTTCGGAGCATTCCTGCCCGAGGCCGCGTCCTTGGTCTTCGACCACAAGAGCGTCATGAGCACGTCGGCTTGGTGCGCTTCTAGGTGCTCTGAGACGCCCCATTCCCAATCGGGATTGGCCGCGCGGTGCGCCCATGATTCAGGCTGGCGAGCTATTACGCTCGCCAGCCTGACCGCTGTCTTGTAATCGAAGTCCTTCCATGACTTCTGGAAATAGCGGATAAAATCCGCCTCCAGCTCGTCGGGATAGTTGAGGACTAGGCCTGCGAAGACTGCGATTTTGGGGCAGCAGCTTGCATCGCTTTCATGAAGAATTCCGATGCTGCCTCGACGGAGACTCGCCCGTCTTTATCGCGCAGAGCGTCATAGATTTCGTCACGCTTCTTCTTGGAGCCTCCAGCGAGACGAAGCATCACCTTCGGGAAGACAAGAGGGTTTCCGTCTTGGATTTCTCCGAGCTGTTCAAGAAGCTCCATGTCGTCGAATTGCTCGGGCTTGAGATTGAGCTTGACGCCCTTAATGGTGTGGATTGCCATGTGGTGTTTTCTTTCTGTGCGGGGGATTAATCAGAAAATTGTGGTGTGTGAGGGATCAGGCAGGCAGCACGCCGCCGGAGACCGCTGCGATGTATTCGCGGGCGGTGGATCCGTCGATCACAGTGGACGGATACGCGGTGATCGTGGTCTCGTAGCCGACGGCCTCCCCTGCCTTGTAGACGACGTCGCCGACCTCGGTCACCTGACCATCGGGGATGACGATGCGCTTGATGTACCCACCGGCCATGATCATCTCGATCACGAAGACCCGGTGAGGCATGTCCTTCGCGTTGTGATCAACAGTCACGAGCTTGTTACCGGACGCGATCTTGACGTTCTCCTGTCCGTAGACCTCCTTCAGGACGTCAGGATCAAGAGACTGGATAAAGGTCAGCTGGAAAGTCTCCTTACGGCCAGTGCCGACGGAGAGGACAGTGTCGCCACCCCATTCCTTAATATCCTCGGAGTCCTTTTCGTTACCGTTGGTGAGGCCGTCTTCGGAGACGTAGCCGAGCTTGACGAAAGCAGCATTCAGCGTCGCTGCCGCGTCAGCAGGGATCGCAGTTCCGAGAGGAGCAGATGAGACCGCGCCTCCCTTCTGAGGCTTAGCAGTAGTGACGAGACCGGGTGTTGACTGTGCCATGTGATGGTGTCCTTTCTAAAAGGGGGAAACTGTGTGCGAGGGGATCAGAGGTGATCCCACTCTTCGATGGGAGGAGGCGCGGCATGAGGCTTGGCCGTGTTGAAAATGATGACGTGTGCGGTGAGCTGGAATCGCTGACTCCGGCTATCCGGGTCAGCGAAGTCATAGAGGGATTCGACAGTCGCGTCGGCGACAGATGGCTCTGTCTTCGGCCAACTGTCGATCGCCATTGCCGCGGCCTCGGCGAGGGCCGCGGCCTCCGCCTTAGTCGGCGCCCACGCCTGCACAGCGAAAGTCGGCGAGTCGGAGAAAGCGTCACGTTTGCCGCCGGTGCGCTCGACCGTCACGAACTTTTCAGGCCGCGAGGCCGGGACCTGCACGAAAGCTTTCACCGGGTAGAGAGACGCTTCCAGCGCCGCCCGCAGGAGAGCAGTGGAGTCCATTTGTCACAGCCTCCCTGCTCCGACAGCCTTCAAGAGGCTGTTTTCTTTGCGGTTGCGTCGTCGGGCCTCGAAAGTTTTCGCTTTCACGACGCCGTGAGGCCGTCGCTTACCTTGCTTGAGATCAAAGACGAAGCCCGGGCCTGCTGCCCTGGCGATCGCTTCTCCAGCGCGGACGACTGCGGGAGTCGCGAGCTCGCGCAGCGCGGCATTATTCAGCTCGATTTTCACCTGATTCCCCACAGCGTCACCCCTCTACGAGACGAACCGTGACCGGGCGGTTCCACGGCCCGGGGACGTTCTGATCGGTGTACGGCTGTGGGTCGCCGATGACTTCCCACGTCTTTTCGCGCACGAAGACGCGCGCCCCGCGGAGAGACTCGGTGAAAGTCTTCGGGAAATGAAGAGTCAAACTGATCGAGTCGCCATTGGGACGCATCCCCGGTTCCAAATCAGCTGTATTCCCCGGAGAGACCAAGACGTTCTCGACGTTTTCCGCGAGATGCCACTCCATATTGGCTTCGCCATATGCGTCGGTATACGCGATCGTCGGGCGTGAAATCTGTACAGTCTCGCCCTGGATCATCGCTTCCCACCGATCGTTTGGACCGACACGAAGCGACTCGCATGGATCCCGAGGCGCTTTCGGTGTAGCCGGGTGAAAGACAGGCTCCCAGCCGGGCTGGAAAGCGTGTAGGACTGCGAGTAAGGCCCGCCGGTCATGGTCGCCTGCGTGACGCCCGGGAGGACGCCTCCTGCCTGCTGGCGCGCTGAATAATTGACCATGTCACAGACAACGTCGGTCAAAGTGTCGGCGCGGATTTTCCCCGCTGCGCGCTCGGCGTAGACGTCGATACCCGCGTAAGCCAGCTCGTCACGAACGATCCGCGAAGCGCGCTGGAGCTGCGCAGTGATCGTCTGACGATCCGACGCGGGAACCGCCCCGTACATGGCCTCGTAGTCGGCGAGGGAGGCGAACGCCTCCACAGATTGACTTTCTGGACTAGGCATTTCGCCTCCCCCTCCTATCTACTAGCCCTCGACAACCTCAGCCGGAGCCTCCTCCACAGGAGCCTCATCCTCGACGGGAACCGAAGCCGCGAGCGCGATGCCGTAGTCGTCTCCGAGTTCGTCGAGGATGGTTTGGGCTGTGGTTTCGTCAGCCTCGGCGATGCCGCCGTGGAATTCCACGTGCGGATAAGTGATGAGCAGCTCAGGATGTTCCGGACAGGTGAGTGTGACCATTGGTGTCTTCTTCTTTGCCATTCGTTTGCCTTCCTTTCTGATCAGCCCTGGGCGACGGTGAGTACACCGTGCGCCTTTTCGTTGCCGTAGATCAGGCCTGCCTCGCAGTAGATCTGGGCCTTGTCTGCGGCGCCGGTCTTTGCCAGAGGCTCTGCGAAGACGTGGCCCTTGCCGGGCACTTCGAGGAAGGCAGGCTTGAGCTGCTCGAGGGAGGCGACGACGAGCTTGTCAACCGGTGCGTATCGGTTCAGCATGATGTTGCAGGTACCGAAATCGGTGTCGATCGTCTGCAGATTGACGCCGCCGAGACGTCGGTCGGACTGGCGGAAATTCGCGTCCTTGATGAAGATTCGCGAGAGCGCGCGCTTCAGAGTGGCGTTGACGATGATCGTGCGGGTTTCGGATTCCTGGATGCCTCCTGCAGCCCAGACCTTCTGCATGAGATCGAGGACTTCGTCCTCGGTGAGCTGCGAGGCCTTGTGGGTCGAGGTCGCGGTGTTGGTGGTGACCGCTGAGATCAGGCCGCGAGTCTTACGAGGCGTCGCGTTGGTGGTGGGCTGGGCGAAGACACCAGTGAGGAAAGACTTCTCGATGTCTCGAGCGATTTCCTTCAGCTTCTGCTCGACCTGCCACTCCAGCTCGTCGGCGGGCACGGTGCCGGTTGCCACCTGAGTTGCGCCAGCGCCGGAGCCAACCTGACGGATCGCGCCGAGCTTGGTGTAAGAAACCGCAACGGCTTCCTGATGGATCTCAAGCACGTTGGATGCTGAGAAGCGAGCGCGGGCCTCGAGAGCGGTCGCGTCGGCACCTTCAGTGCGCTGACGAGTAGCATCAGCATCACGCAGATCGTAGCCTTCCCACGTAAAAACGGTGGAGCCGACGGATTCTCCGCCGGTGAGACCGCCGATCGCGGAAAGCAGCGGCGTGTCCTCCGGAGAAGCGTTGAAAAGCTCCCCGACGTAGTTCGGGCAATTGTAAGTGGTCGCCATTTCAGAGATGGTTGCCATGAAAGGAACTCCTTAAAGAAGAGAGTGTGTTGATGGGATGGTTAGGAGCGTCCGAGCTGTGCGAGCTTGATTGCCTTGAGTCGGGACGATTCCTTGAAATCTCCGGCCTTTTGTGCGGCAAGAATCTGATCATCGATCGACAGATTCGACGGGCGCGCCGGGAAAGCCCCTGCGCCGGAGTCTGAGAGCTTCGGAACCACAGGCGCTGCGGTTTCGCCGCGCCATTCTGCGAGGCGCTTCGCGTATTCGGCGATCTCCTCGTCGGTATCTCCGCGGATCAGATCAGCGGGGACGCCGTATTCGGAAGCGGCTGCTGCGATCTTTTCTGCGCGCTCGGCTGCACGCTGGCGTTCAGCGACTTCAGTGCGGAGGCCCTCGATCGTCGCGTCCTTATCGGAGATAGCGGCCATCAAAGACTCGACCTGCTTGCGATCTGCCTTGGCGCGTCGCTCCCACTGTCGGGAGTGAGCCTTCCAGCCTTCTTCTGGAGCTTCGTCGGCGTCGTCTGCCGGTGTGTCTGCCGAGGCCTCGGCCTCAGCCTTTGCTGCGGTTTCCGAGGAGTCTGCGGCCTGTGTAGATTCAGCAGCGTCGGCAGCTGCCTGCGCAGCTTCGACAGTCTTTTCATCTGCAGGCCCTTGGGCTGTGGTTCCTACGAACATTTTGGTTTCCTTCCATGCGGATGGGATTATTTGGGTGTGCCCGCGTCTATGCAGAAGCGGGAAGATCAGGAGTGGCCGCGAGCGCTCGGGCTGCGGTGATGGTGCCGCGCGTTTTTCCGACTTCGACCTCGACTTGGATCGTGACGTCGTTGACTCGTTTGGTGAGTGTGAGTGTCTTGCCGGTTTTTTCGATCGCGGTTGGTTGAAGCCAAGCGAGAGTGACGGCTCGGTCGATGTCGGTGACTTTCCAGTCTTTGGGGAAGAGACCGGTTCCGGTCTTGAGCCAAGGCTTTTGCTTTGCCCGGATACCCTCCGGGCCGAGTTTCAGCTTTTTGCCGTCGACGAGATACGTTCCCCGCGCGGAATCGATCAAGCTTGTCTTGACGCCGTCGTTCGTCGCGTCCGGGAAAAGCGATCGGATCTGAGCCGCGAGCATGTGAGGGTCACTATCGAAGCGCGCGAGCCCCAAATCGTAGAGACTTTCACGAGCCGCTTTATACATGGCCTCGAATTTGCTCGGGTCATAGCCGTGAATGATCGGTTTATCCGACCAAGACGGCACGATTTGGCAATCGCAGTCGGCGTGCGAGCGTGTGAATTGCGCCGTCTCTTCGGACTTGTAGACGAAGCCTCGACCAGCCCACATGAGACACCAAGCGCAGGTTGTCGCGCCCGCTGGCACGCGAGCATATCGCGGCTTCGCTGGGTCATGGTAAGCGGCGTGCAGGCCCGTCTCTCGAGCCGCGGAGGTCACGAGCTGCTTGGCTCGGCGTTGGAGGATGCCGACGGCTGCGCGGCGTCCGCGCTGCGCGATCGCGCTGACAGCCTCCTCGACGACCTTGCTAGTGCGCGAGTAGTCGATCAACTCTGCTGGCATCTCCGGGGAATAAGCCTTCTTGATGCCTGCAGCCGATCGAGCATCCTCATACCACTCGAGAGTCGCGCTGGCCGCGAGCTGCGCTTGCTCCTCGACGAGCCGCGGGAAGAGTTCATCGAGGACATCGCGCAGGGTATCTGGGTCGAGTCCGTCGAGACTCTCCCACAGCTCCCCCACTCGACTAGCAGCGAGGCGTGAGGCGTTGTGGTTTGCGTCTGCGAGCTTCTGGACGTCGAGGAAATCCACAGCGCCTCACTCCTCTCTTTACTTGTCTTCGAGGGTCTTCGTATCGGCTTCGGGAAGACGAAGAGATACGGGGACTGCCCCGGTGAGTTTCACGCCGGGGATTCCGAGGACCTCGAGAGCAGAATTCGGGTCGACGCCTGCGCGCACCGCGACGCCGAGCGCGTCGAAAGCGGATTTAGCTTGCTCGGTGGTTAGTGCCCCCCCCCGAGACGGGAGCAGGAGCCTCGACCGCAGGAGCAGGCGCTTCGCTCGCTTGGGCAGGCCGCGCGGATTGGAGTCGCTCGAGGAGGCCCGAGGCCTCTGCCCGCCGCTTGTCCGACATAAGGCGCGCGATCTGCGAGGAGCTGTAGCCAAGCTCCTCCAGAATCACAGGTGACGAGGCGAGCCAGGGCATCGCGGCCACTTGCTTCACGATCGCGTCGGATTGGGAGACGATCGACGGATGGGCAGGATCGCCCCAACGGGTCGCCAGTGTGCGGATGCCGTCGGGTGCCTCGTCGAGGCCGTCGCGGAGCATGACCGCGTGCATATAAATACGGCTCAAGGCCCCGTCATATACACGCTGAGCGTTCTTCGCTTTGATGACCAGCTCTTCTTTGGCAGCGTAGAGCGCCTCGGCTGAGGAGGGATTGTCCTGCACGACGCCAAGCGAGGAGACTGGCAGGCAGGAGACGCCCGCGAGTTCAGTCGCCAAGGCGCGCATTTGCTCGGTGAAAGGCTGCGAAGACTGCTGAGGCAATACAGTCACCTTCGGGCCTTCCGGTTCCTCGCCGTTGGAGATGGTCTTGACGGTTCCGAGCTTCCAGTCCCACGACCGCAGATCGTCAATCAGATCGGAGTCGACGCCGGAGAGAAGGATTCCCGGAGCCGTGAAAAGCTCAGTCGCAAGCTCCTCACGCAGGACAGTTCGCATGGCTCGCTGCGTGATGCTCATGACATCGCGCGAGATCCGCGAGCGCCCCATCGGTCGATCAAGAGACGGCTCGAAAGGCAGAGCCTCCATCATTGGCGCGCCGATGCCATGCAGCTCGGCGTGCACAACTTCCCAATGGCCCGCCGGGAAGGGCACGATGACGTATGTCGAGTCGACGGTATAAAGCGTCATTCGTGTCGGTCGGCCAGCATCGTCGACGTCATCGATCGTCAGACCGTAGGAAAGACGTCGGCGCACGCGATCCCAGAGACCCGTCGCCCAGTCTGCCGAATGTCCCTGAATGATCACGGGAGGTTCGCCGGGTCCTACGCCCTGGCGTAGGGTCAGGAAAGCGACGGAGTGCGTGAGGCTCGAGGGAATTGTCTGCGCGATCTCGAGATCGAAAGACGTCTCGGCTAGAAGATCATTGATGCCGAAAGGATTCTCCTCGCCGCCCGCAGCGGTGACGCCGTCCCAGATGAGGAGGTCTGATAGGCCGAAGACGACCTTGCGCGGCCATCCGATTACTGCGCCGAGCTGGTCGACCAGCTCGTCAGGGACTGAAATGTTTAGGTTGTCGGGACGCACGATCCCATCGAGATAGGCCTGCCGCAAGCGGTTGCGCGGCTGCTTCACACGCCAAAGCTCGATCAGCTGCCCGAGGGCCTCTAGCTCGGGTCCCGTAAGCCCTAAAACGTTGGGTGTTGGGAAAGCGACGGGAGTCGCGATCATGAATTTCTTCGCGGTCAAAGTGCCCTCGCTTTCTTACCGGGTCGACGTTTGGTTGTCTTTGCTGCTAGGACGGCTGCAGATGCTGCCTCGAGAGGTGTGTCATCTCCGTCTGGAGTGGAGGCTTCCCAGCCCCACGAGCCATCGCGCGAACGGATCTTCTTGTCACAGACGGCCACGGACGAATTCAGCGCGTCTTCTGGATCGCCCTCCGGATGAGTAATCCGCCCATCCCGCAAGCCCTCAAAGAGCAAAGAGCACGACTGGAAATATTCCTTCGTCGTCATGATGTGGACTAGACGCTTGGAGACGCCTCGAGCCTCCAAAGCATCCGCGAGCGCGAGCGCTCCAGAGCCACCGACGAGATTGATCTGCGCGGCCCGATCCTTACGTTCAGCGAGCCACGAGGCCACAGCCGAAACTCCGTCATCGGTCGCCCCGGTGAACGTATCGATGACGTTGATATGGAATTTGGTATCCAAGCCCTTGCCGGTCTTCAAGGCGCCCGCTAGGGCCTGTCGCTTCCCATCGGCGCTGAAAGCAACCGCGAAACTACGGATTCCGTCGGCTGGAGCGTCGGCTGTGGACGCGGTCCATGTGGTCGGATCGATCGCGCGGGAAGCTCCCGCGTGTGCAGGCCACATGCCGAGGCGCTCTCGAGCGAAGCCCTCGTCAGAGAGTGTTTGCCGCTCGAGTTCGATGAAGGCTTTTTTGATACGGCCTGCGACGAATCCGGGATTAGTAGCTTTCCACAATTCGACGTCATCAAGATTCACAGGCGCGTCGGGGTCGGGACTCCATTCGTGCCAGCACATGGCGCCGGGATGGTCGGAGAGTGCTTGGTCTCGGATGCGGGCGAAAATCGCCCCATTCGCGTTCGGCCCGGGCACGGTGCCCGTGTAGATCACTTGGGAGTTGCCGAGGTGGCCTGCCGAGCCTGTCGACGTCAAAGCTTCAAGAGCGTCTTCCGTCAGTTCCTGAGCCTCGTCAAGGACGATGAGGTCTGCAGTAAAACCACGACCAGACGATTTCGATCGGGCGATGACGCGAAGCGAGCCTCCGTGCCAACCCTTCTCAGGATCTGTCTTGAGGATGATGGCCTCTTGGCCGTTCACATTCCGAACCTGCTCGACCATCGCGTTCAGCTCGGGATACCGCGCGTTCTCGTCGTTGGCTTTGACGCCGAAAAACTCCTTGAAACGCCTGTAATGAGCCTGAGCGGTCTTCACCTCATGAGCCGAGTGGAGGATATTCTCGCCGAGCAAGACGAGGCCGAAAAGCTCACGCATCTCGAGGAGAGCGTTCTTGCCATTCTGCCGAGAAAGCGACAGGCCAGCGATCGGATGCTTCCACTCATCGCGCCCGTTGGCTGCGAGCCAGTCTTCTAAGACGAGATCCTGCCAAGCATCAGGCGTCAATCCGAATTGTGAGGCGAAGTCGCCCGCGAGTTGGCCGAAGCTCTTAGCCCGTCGTTCGGCGGCGACGCGGAGCCGAGGAGCTTGATCGTTGTTGCGCCAGTCGAGCTTGGAAGTTGACAACCGCGCTGCCCTCCTCCACTGCTTCCGCTTCTACCTGTGGTTTCTGGACTCCAGCGATGTCGGTAATCAGCGCCCTGGCTTCACGAACCAAAGGCGCGCGCTGGCCCGCGTCGGCGTATTCAATCGAGACGAGCGTCGTTTCAAGGAGACGAAGCCGGGCCTCTTGGGGATCGAAAGCAGGCTTAGAATCGTCTGTCTTTTTCTTCTTCCCCAACGCCAAACACCCCCAAAACCCAATAAATAAGCCAAAAGGCCGCGAGCGCCTTCTTCACATACCCCATAGAAGCCCCACGCGACCGCGTATCGATCGTTCAGGCCCCTCGACCACTTTTCGAGGTCAAGGCCCGAAATAACGGGGGGGTATCCCGCTATACCTCGTGGGCGCGAGTCCAGCATGGGGGGAGGGGGTCCCGCCCCCAAAACCGCGGAATTCCAACGTTTCCAACAAGGCCGTTTTCGGCGAAAAGCCCTAAAAAGGCTCGAAATTGATTACCAATCGACATCAACCGACGATCGTCGCGACTCGGAAAGCTTCGGCGCGACGTTAGATCCGCGCGACTGGTTGCACCTGCGACAGATCACGCGACCATTATCAAGAGCGTTCTTCCCGCCCCAGCGGACAGGAAGAATGTGATCCGGCTCGGCAGAATTCGGAAGCCGCGTCCGCTCATAATCAAGAAGGCAATGACAGAAAGGACAATGAGTCACGCCGCGATTCTTCGCCTCAGTAAGTACCCGCTTCCGCCAATGGAAGTACTGCGCGGTACCCGTCCTCGACATCCCTGCTCCCTCCCGTCTCCTGCCGGAAGGCTATGGCTTCGATTCTGTGGCTTGCGAGCCCGCGCATCGGCGGGCGTCTAACGCAGCGTCACCCCCCCCGGGGTATTGTGGAGACCCCTACCCAAAATGACCCTCCCCCCACCTAAGCGGGAGGCCCCGGAGGGTATGAGAAAAGGCCGTCTCGTTATCTCTCGAGACGACCCTTCCACAGCTGTAACGCTACGATATCAAACTAGCGCGGTGCAGTGATTTTGTCAATCCGCAAACGCCCTATTTTCCCCGATGCTCGCACTAAATCTGCGACGCTCTTCCCAACCGCTAAACTCGCTTCGACGATCGCCCCAGTCATCACCCTTGAAGGAAACAGTAATGAAAAGGAGGGGATGAACCATCGGTTCACTCCCCTCCCGATCCAGGCGGGCGAACCCGACTAGATCTACGTTATGAGTTCATGCTAACAAGCAAGGAACAAGACTCGCAAACCGACTCAAGGACCAATTCTGTTCCGCGCAGCTTGACAGCCTTCTGCCCGGCTCTCTCCTTAGGAGGCACGAGGATATGAAATAGCGGCTCCCCATCCCGGCCAACCAAAGACTCTAAAAACTTGACCCAGCCGCCCTGGCCAGCAAACTGCTCGATGTCTGAACTCACTCCTCATCTCCGCCCCTCAGAACATCCCCAACGAGAGCAAACGCCTCTCTGATTTGTCCAGACGCGCTGCGCAGCCGAAGCGACACGCGCTCCGGACACAGCTGCGCATCCTCCCAAGGGAGCAGCTCCTTCGCATTCTCCAAAGTATCCAACGCTTCGCGAAGCGCCTCGCGAAGCTCAGCCCAAGCCATCATATCTACCATGTCTTCACAACCTTCTGGAATCTCTTAAACTCGCGCGGTTCCACACTCTCCACACGCCGCGCCTCATACCGCACAGCCATCTCAAACGCCCACAACTGATCCAAAAGATCAAGCGCGCGCCCACGGACCATCGGCCCCTCCCAAAAATGCTCGACTACATACCCGCCCGGATGCTCCACCGCATACGAAAAACGCAAAGGAATAATCGGACCCTGCTCCTGCAGAAGATCACGCTCCCCGTACTCCACCTCAGCGACCCCTTTCCAAAGAAGCCTCGATAACCGAACGCGGCGTAAAAAGCCCCCTCCCGGTCGACGTCTCCGCGCTCGCGGCTAGGTGCCCTCGCTTCACCCATGACCGGACGGTCTCGATCTTCAAGAAGACTCCGTACAAGCGGCAAGCAAGGACTGCCTCGCCAAGAGACACAGGAACGTCATAGAGGGCCTCGAGACAGCGGTCCCTGCCTTCGTTCGTGTCGACCTGTGTCCCGCAGGATGGGCATCGGCTCGCTAGTTTCACAGTCGGCACCGAGTAAAAGAGCTGGCACGCGCTGCAGCGGATCATGATCTTCTCGGTCGGCGACGGCTTCGAGATCAGATACTCGAGCCGGTCGAGGACGTAGATAATCTCGTCGATACAAGCAGGTGCGTCATCCCAGCGGGAGATCTTCCCCTCTTGGCAGGCGAAGATCCGAGAGATGAAGGTCCAGTCCCCTGCGATGAAGATCCGAGGCGCTTCGCCCGACAGGTGGGTCAACCACTCGGCTGCCCATGTATTGATCGCATCGGTCATCTCTGCTGCTTCGTCGAGAAGCGCGAGATTCACCGGAGCTTTGGGCATGCATGCCTGTGCGCCTCCGCCGTCTCCTCGAGCTGCCGCGATCGCATAATCCACATCAGCCATAAGAGAGGGAAGCGTCTTGATGTAGGTGTGGAATTTCCGCACCGCTCCCCTGCTGACCGTTTGCCCTGGCTGCAAGGGCTCTCCCGTTATTGGGCAATAGTCACCCATTGAAGATCACTTCTTCCTCTTACGTCTGCGTCTTGACTTGCCATGTGGGGAAGGCTGGGCCTCCCCGGCCCGGTCTCTGCCCGGCCCTGCTCCTGCCCGACCCTGCCTCTGCCCGGTCTCTACCCGGTATCTACCCGACCCGACCCGACCCGACCCGAGGAAGTCCTCTCTGATACCCCTCATGTGAGGACTAGAGTTCGGACTTAGTTCGGACTGAGTCCGAACTCGGTTCGGACTCACAGTCGGTGGCGACAGAATCTCCCTGTCTTCGCGTGAGGGATCCGCGGACGCGAGACGATCGATCTCGCCGGGATCTACCCCGACGGCTGAGGGAGCGCTGTTCGGCGAAGCGAGAGGATCCGCGGACGCGAGATGATCAGTCTCGCCGGGATCAACTCTGCGCCTCGCTTGTGCGCGCTCTGTGCCTTCCGGATCGACGCTCGGAGCCTCTCCCGGGACGACGCAGGTCTTCTGCGCGTCTGAGGAGATTGGCTTCGGCGGTTCCGAGGAAGGCTGGACCTCATAGCCATTGCGATTGAGAAACTCTGCCGACCACTGGCTGTAATAAGGAGTAGCCGGGACATCGCGGAGAGGATTTGACTCGTCGAATTCGGCGCGCGCGTCCTGCCTCGAGGAATTGCACTGATGGCACGCGACGACGAGACCGTCGACGGTTGCCGATCCGACTGACGTCGGGTCGACGTGATCGAGAGTTCCGGAGCTGAAACCGATTGGCCCTGTCCAGCGGACTGGAACACCGCAGTAGCGGCACAGATCGCCGTCGCGGTAGATCACAGCGCTCTTAAGCTTCGGATCACGATTCTCGCGGCTGCGATTCCGTCGAGCCTCGACCTCGGCTTTAGACAGGAGGTGAATAAAGTCTTCGGAGGTGAAGAGCTTGATCTTCCGCTGTCCTCCGATCTCAACCCATTCGATCAGCCCTAGAGCCTCGCAGACGCGCAGGAGCAGATCGGCGCGCTCTGGAGAGGTGAGGCTATAAGCGACGCCTCTACTCACGATCCCATCTGTCAGCTGCTTCGCAGAATAGGTAGATAGACCCATGAGGAAGCCAAAGATCTCGAGGCGATTCGTCTGAGACGCTTCCTCTACCTCATACACGTCGATAAGACGCGGATGAGACATAGCGTCGTCGCTGACTCTTACCCATGACATCTGGCTTCCTCCTCTCTTTTCTGGGTCTTTCTGCTAGTCGCTGCATCTGCACTCGCCTGTGATTGGATTGATCACGCCCCCGCAGGACTCGCAAAGCTTCGGAGCACGTGGATCGCGCTTCACTTCCATGTCTTCACCCCCTCCCGCCGTTGAGGAGATACATCCGCCCTGGCACGAGCTTCGCTTCGGGCACCGGCCCGAGACGCTTTTCCAGTGCGTCTTGGAAGCAGCGCGGGTGCCTGACGATCCCCGCGCCTACGGCCTCCCCACATTCCGGGCAGACCCGTTTGACCGGCTTACTCATCGGTGCCTGCCTCGGTAATAATCAGCTCGACAGCATGCGCGCCGACAGGGAGATCACGATCGACGCCCGCCCACCTGTGATCAGGACCGATAACGTGCGTGTGATCGTCATCGACGAGAACGCCCGCATCGCGTAGGCCGTCGACCATCGCTTTCGTCGTGTCAGCAGCGTTATTCGGGTCGAAGCGACGCGCTGACCGCGCGTAGATCTTCGCCGTGATACGGACTTGTCCCTTGAAAGAGAAGATCGCTGCTTTCTGCGCTTCGATCGCCGTGCGCCTGCGCAGTGCGCGCACACGCTTCGCACGAGCCATCGGATGCAATCGAAGATTCGCTGTGATCCACTGCGATTTAGGGATGACTAGATAAAGGGTCTCAATCATTTTTCAGCGCTCCTACGCGCTTAGAAAGGAGGATCGGAGGGCAGCATTGCTTCCGCCCACTGATCCGAGCCGGTAGAAGATTCCTGCTCCCCGGAAGCGGGAGCGAAGCCAGAGGCCGCGGCAGGCTGGCTTTGCTGGCCTTGGCCTCCTATGCGCGTCACCTGTGCCCGCGCGTGACGCAGCGAGACTGCAACCTCGTCGGCCTGCAACTCGACGACAGTGCGACGATCGCCCTCACGGGTCTCGAAAGACCGCTGCACAAGACGCCCGCGCACCACAGTCCGCATGCCCTTGCGAAGGCTCTCGGCGATGTTCTCAGCCATCTCGCGCCAAGCAGTGCAGCGCATGAACAGGGTCTCCCCGTCCTTCCACTCGCCAGACTGACGATCAAAAGACCGAGGTGTAGACGCGATCGTGAACGAAGCCACCGGGCTTCCGCTCTGCGTCCAACGCAGTTCCGGATCAGCGGTCAAATTGCCGACGATCATGATGACAGTTTCTCCGCTCACCGGGCTTCCCCCTCCTCCAGACGAGAGATCGCCATTGCGAGGCGCTTCGCGACATCGGCGAATCCCATCGTGATCTGCAGGTCGTAATATTCATCGATGTCGATGTCTTCGCCCGCGCGCTGCTTGGCACGCTCATACTCTTGGTCGAGGTCGATCTCCTCGATCCCGAGATTCTCTGCGAGCTCGCGCTCGATGCGCGCGCCCTTAGAGTCTTCCCAGCCCTCGAGCATGTGGATGTACTCGCAGTCAAGCAGTAGCTTCAGATCCGCCTTCATGTAATCCGCCCACGATGCATCGTCGTCGAGCTGAACCTCGCTCGGGTCGACGACCTCGTACCCGCATAGCTCCAGCGAGGCGCGCGCGCACGAGAAAGCAAAGCGATTCCCGAAGTCAATCCCTGTGATAGGGCCTGAGATGTAAACTTTTCCGCGGCTCATGAGCGCTTCCCCTTCCTTGCTTCTTTCATTGCTTCCCGGAGCTTTTTGCGCAGCGGGCCTCGCTGATCCGCGGTCAGGCATCCGAAAATTCCCGCAGTCTGCGCGGTGCCGCGCGCCTCGTAACGGAGCTGGTACTCGAGACACTCGCGGCAAACCGGACAATTCCTGCACGCCTGCTTGGCAGTGATGGGGTCATACGTCGGCCCCTCGAAAAAAATGTCCGTCGATAGACCAAGACGCCTGCAGAGCGCGTCTTCCATCCACTCTCCGACGCTCTTCTGCTCGCTCATGCGTAGATGTCCTCCTCGTCGACGAGAGCATAGAAAATCTCGTGCGGGATGCGGATCCCCTCGTAGCACAGGCGTAGAAGATCGTCTGCGCGCCACTGGCGATGACCGTGGAGGCGTCGCCAAAGGCTCATCTCTGACATCCCGAGACGCTTTGCCGCGGTTCGCGTGCAGAGCTTCTGGCGCTTCATCCAATCGCGTACAAGGACGGAAAGAGCTTGATTCGGGTTCATCGTTGATCTCCTCGGATATCTGTCTCTGCAAAATGTGCGCGCAGCATGAGAGATGCCTGCACAGCGCTGACAATGGCCGCGAGCGCCCACCAGAGGGAGATTCCGTCTTGGTGGTCTGGTGCCCAGAGTGCGAGGGATAGGAGGAGCGCGATTGCGAGGAGCGTGATCGCGAAAGAGAGGCGCAGGTGCTGGCCGAATTGTGAGAGTGTGGGTTTCATTGCTCAGATTTCCAGATCTACGTGTGAGGCCATGAGGAGGATGACGCCGCTGTCTTTGTCTTGGATCGCGTAGTCATCGCCGAGGTCTTGTGTGTCGAGGTCGACAACCTCACAGTTGGGGATTGGGAGGGTCATGCTGCGCTTCCTCTCAGGTTCTGCGCTGTGGCGAGAGGCTTGCCGATTCGCTCGATCTGCTCGACGGGGATGAGGATGTGCTTACCGATCTTGCGGCAGTCGCGGATCTGCCCGGAGGCGATGTAGACGCGCAGTGCTCGTGGGCTGAGGCCGGTTGCTTCGGCTGCTTCTTTGATGGTTGCGAATTTCTTCATCATTTTTCTGTCTCTCCCTTGGTTAGTCCGTTTGCTGCGCGCTGCGTGAGGTTCTGGAGTTCGGTGACTAGCGCGAGTTGGGCTTTGAGAAGCTGCTTCTGTGTGGATTGGATGAGGTCGGCTGGCAGTGTCATCACTGCGACGGGGGAACCCAGCAGGCCGATGGTGACTGTCACGTGCTGGATACACATCGCGAGGGACGCCTCGATGAGATCGCGTGGGTTGTCTGTCTGGATGATCTTGGTAACTTCGTCGCGGAGGTTCGTCGCGTGTGTATTGATCACACTGCTCATGCCGCGTCATCCCCGCGAGTTAGGGCTGTCGTTGTGAGGCTTTCTTCGGCTCTGCGGAAGATTTCGGCGGCGGGTACGTGGAGTAGTTTGGCGATTGCGAAGAGATCTTCGACCGTGATGGCGATTCTCCCGTTGAGCTTTTGGGAGATCGTTTGTTTGGTGTAGCCGAGGTGCTCGGCGATTGCGGTTCCTGCTAGGCGTTGTCGTGCGGCCTCGGCGCGGACTTCGCTGGCGAGGGCCTCCTCGATACCTGCTGTAATTACTGCATCCATGTGGGTAATAGTATGCAGTAATTACAGCATCGTCAACTCTTGCCATAATTACTGCATGTGTGGCACTATTTGAGGCATGGGAAAACGCCCTCTTGAAGTTGCTCCGGAAGCCGCGGAATTGGCTTCATTGCTTAATATCCGGTTTACAGAGGCTGGATTTTCGCAGGCTCGAATTTCGCGCGAACTTTCGATTTCGCGCCCGCGTGTCGCGGCGATTTTAGATGCCTCGAGCGCGATGACCGTCTCCGAGCTTTTACAGCTATCTGCACTGCTCGACTTGGAGCCAGGGCAGCTTCTAGCCGAGGCTGAGACGCGGGCAGCTGCAGACTCAGATATGAGCGTTCCCTTGCCTGACGATTGGGAGGTCTCTCTTGCGGCGCGGCGCGTAGAGAATTCTCCAGAGGCGCGGGAAGACGCTTTTCTTAACAGTCTTGGTGAGGAGCCTCAGGAGTAGTCGTGTGTGTGACACCACGTTTGTTGTTCAGGAATCTTTCTGGAAACGGCCTTATCTGAGTTTATCCTCAATGCGTGCTGAAACGATTCAATGAAGAGAAGTGGAGGAACGCGCTTGAGGCGGGCGCGAAGAATCTACAAGGCCCCGTAGATCCCTATCTGCTCGCTGAGATCATGGGGACCCCCGTGTCCTATACGAGAGACCTCACTGGAGCGCTGGGAGCGACCGACGGGAGACATATCTGGATTAGAGCCGGATTAAGGTCTGCGGTTGAGCGATCAACGCTCGCCCACGAGCTGGCTCACGTCCTGCTCGGACATTCATCCTGTCAAGACGCGCGCGGAGAGCTGCGCGCCAACCGACTGGCTGCGCGGCTTCTATTTGACCCCGACACTATCAGCCGCGAGCGCTCGTGCTGCTCGTCTCTGAGCGAACTAGCCGACGCTTTAGGCGCAGATGTCGATTTGGCATCGTGGGGTCTTGATGCCTGCGACTACACCCCCTAACAATGTGACACGTATTACATGAATTAGGTGCAGAATTTGTGACCCAAGTGGGTATGCTTTCTGACATGCCACGCGCAGCAAAACCGCTGCAGCCTCTTGATGTTGAGGTTGTCAAAGTCCTACAAGAAATGATTGACGCTTCCGGGATGTCGCGCGCACAAATCGCGATCGCCGCGAGGATCGGAAATAACCGATCTGGCCGAATTTTTCGCTTCCAGTCTCCGGGCATGACTGCCGGTGAAATAAATTCCTTGGCTGTTGCGCTAGGGTCATCTGGCAGCGAGATCCTGGCTTTGGCTGAGGCTCGGCTGCGTGCGCCCTAAGAGTCTCTCTTTTGTTTATGTGTCGCACCTCACACGAATTAGGTGCAGAGTAACTTGACCGTACACCGCTGGCGGCGTATTCTTTTTCTTGTCGATAGGGAACAAGCCCTCGACAACCTCAAAGGAGAAAACGAAATGAGCACCTACACTTGGACCGAAGCGCCCGCATGGATGCCCGAAGCGATCCTCTACACGGACCTCAGCACCGATGAAAAGCGCGTCGAAATCGGATTCTACATCGACAGCGCAGACGGTGAGATCAACCCTTCCTTCTCGATCAACGAAGACAGCGACTGGTTTTCGACCGACTCTACCGAGGACTGGCCCGCGGTCGAGAAGTACATCCCCCGGTCGGAGTGGCCGGAGCCGATGTACGTCGGCGAGCGCGGCCCCAAGACCCGCACTCCCGATAAGGCCATCCTCAAGGCGGTCGAGGCTTTCAAGAAGCAGCTCGAAGCAAATCTCGACGACTGACATACAGAGAAAGGAACGGAGGCCCTTCCCCCAGCCGGGAGGGGCCTCTTCTTGAGAGGAACGCCCATGTTAAACCCCCTCACCCCTGCGGGTATCCGCACCAGGCGCGAAGGCCTCGGGCTGTCCAGGCGCGAGCTCGCCGAGATCCTCGACGTTGCCGAGGCTTCGATCCGATCCTGGGAGACTGGGAAAACTGAACCCTTCGATCCTATCGGCGCGCATATGGTGATCGGTGGACTGGAAGATGAGTTCATGAACCTGCTCGATGACCTCACCGATCCAGTCGACGGCGATAAACCGGAAACCGGCGAGCCACTGCAGCTGCGCTCATACCTTCGCCAGGATGATTACGAGACGATGGAGCCGTACTGGAGCCAGCTTCTACCGCTCTCCACCTACCGGGTAGCCGTCGCTCAGGCTGCCATGATCCTACAATCCTCGGATATCCCCACCTACATCGTGGGCGTCGACGATTAGGAGCGAGGAAGACAGATGACCATCACGTACCTCGGTATGTCAGCGATCGCTGTGCGCACCGGCCTCTCCATCAATACGCTGAAAAGCTACCTACGCAAGGGACTGCTCCCCGCTCCGGATGCTGTGATCGAATCTCCGACCGGGCAGATCCGCGGATGGAAGGAATCGACGATCGACGAGTGGATGACGTCCCGGCCAGGGCGCGGCAATCGCGTGCCCCGCGAATAGACACATAGACGTAAGGAAGGGCACCAGTGGGATTCTCACCGGTGCCCTTCCTTGCTGCTGCCCTACGCTTCGAGAGCGGAGCGCTTAAAAACTCTCCCCCATAGGAGCCTGCATCTATCAGCCGCCCTGGGGTCTCAGGGCGGTTACGGTTATGTGTTTTTTCTGCTGTGGCACATAGAGATAAGCACTGGGAAGATCTTCCCAGTGGTGGATGATGTAAGGGATGAGGGCGAGGATGCATTCTGCTTGGTAGGCAGGTGCTGTTCCCTTTGGTGGTTTATCGGGAAGAGGGAAGCCTGCCCAATGGATTCCATGATCAATAAGAGCTTGCGTCTCCTCTTTATTTAAGAGCTGCCGCCGATCCTGCGTGATGAGAACATTTACGCCGCGCTGCGCGAGCTTAGGGATGAGGTCTGTGTCTTTTTCCCCGTCAAGCTCCAATGCAACCACGCTTGTTATTTTATGCTGCCGCTTATATATCTGAGCGAGAGCCTTCGCGATAACATGACTGATGTTTTCATCAACGCAAAAGCAGCGGGAGTCGGTGTTGTGGGGCATTGCTCAGGCAATAGCTTCGATTTGCTTATTGAACTCAACGGCGCTTTCAACAGCCGACACAGTGAGGTATGGATAGTACTCGAGGACATAATCCACATCCGGGTCTTCTACGCCCGCAAAATCAGCGATAGTGTCGTACCCGATGCGCGTTCCCTCAATTGCAGGCCAGCCGCCGATGCGTGCGGGGTCAACGCAAATGTGTGGAGCTGGCGCAGTGAATGAGGGAACTTCCTGCTTTCGGAAGTTGACGAAAGCCTCGTTCATTTCTTCAAACGTGAACAGGGTGCGCGCTCCAGGATATTTCACCAGGTCGATTGCTTCAGCGTTGGGACCTTGTACGAAAATAGTCTTCCCGTCAGTACCGAAGGAATACTCAGAGGGATGTTCGACCATGTGCAGAACGTTCAGAGTATCAAACGCTTTGTGGATTTTTTGTAGCGAGGTTTCAGAGCGTAGAAAAGCAATGGAGCGCAGAGCTACCAGATCGCGGAAAGAATACAGAGGAGGGCGCTTGGCTCTGATTTCGGGTACAAGAAGACCAGACCTGCTCCATGAGCGAAGCTGGTGAGGGGTTACGCCCGTTAGCTTGGAAGTGAGGTTTAGTGGGAACATCTTCATCCTCCACAAAGCTCAACTACACCTACACATCTATATTAGATCACTTTTAGGGATATTTCGAAGACTATTCCTCCCTTTCGCATGGAATATATCACTCTCAGCCAAAGCCTTTTTTACATGCCTAGCGACTCCCCGCGCGCAATCTACACCTGCACTGGTAGCGCATCCGCGAGCGCTCACGCGGGAAGTCTCCCCGCGAGTGATCAGATAGAAGAAGTCCCGGTCAGTATGGACGCTGGCCGGGAGCATTTTTACAGCTCGACGGGGAGACTGTCGGCAAGCCTCCTCGCTCGATCCTCCGCTGCATGCTGATAGCGCATAGCCACCTCGACATCGCTGTGGCCTCCGCGCTCCATGATCTCGGCGAGGGTCGCTCCCTGCTGCGCGTACAGAGTGAGTCCTGTGTGCCGTAGATCATGGAAGCGGAAAGACGGCAGGCCCGCAGCGACGCGCGCTGCTGCCCACGCTTTATTGTGATTGGTCTGAGAGATTGGCTTGCCCGGCTCGATCGGCGATGGGAAGATCGGAGCGTCTTTATCGTCGGCGACGTAGATTTCGAGATGATCCGCGATCACCGGGACTAGGGCCGTGGGGATCGTAACCTCACGCGCTGCGCCGCTCTTCGGCGTCGTATACCCCGGAGGCACTGCTTTTTGATTCCACTGCCTCTCGACACGGAGCCGCGGGGATCCTGATTCTAGCCCGATGATGTCTCGGCGCTGGAGGCCGAGGGCTTCGCCCTGGCGTAGAGAGCACCACGCCGCGAGGAGCACTGAGAGCCGGAGAGGGCCGGGCATCGCTGCAGCCAGGGCAGCGACCTGATGAGGCGAAGCGATCTTTCCGACGTCGAGGCTAGTGCCCTTAATTTTCGGAGCCGAGACCCGCACAGGAGACACAGCGATAATCTCCCGCTCTACCGCGTAATTAAAAAGACGCCTCACACAAGCGACAATCTTGGCCCGCGTCCGAGCACTCGCAGCACGATCAGCCACACGCTGAATATCCCGAGACGCGACCTCCCGCACAGGCATACCGCCGATACGAGGCAGCACATGCACCGAAAGCACGCTCCTATACTCCCGAAGCGTCGCAGGCTTCCGCTGACCAGACTCCACCTGCCTCCCAAAGTCAGAGAGCCACTCCTCAGCCACCTCTGCGACAGTCGTCTGCGCGCGGACAGCCTCCGCAGCCTCCCGCTTCGCTTCCGCACGCCTGACCGAGGGAGGGACGAAGATCCCCCTAGCGACGTCGGCCCTCGCGATCGCGAGAGCAGCCTTCGCATCCATCAAAGTATCAAAGCGCCCGAGATGGAATCTCTTGCCCGACTCATATACCGTCGCCCGATACTTTCCGCGCGACTCGTCCCACTCGATACCGCGAGGAAGTTTCTTAGGCATGATCGAACCTCAAAATGGTGGGGGCGTATTGGGGGCTTTTTTACCGCCCCCAAGCGTACCAATCGGTATATATCGGTTTCAATACCCCTAGCCCAAAACCGTTGGAAATAAAGGGAAAACCCCGGGATCTCAACGGATCCCGGGGACGTACTGCGGAGGATGGGGGATTCGAACCCCCGAGGGCTTGCACCCAACACGCCTTCCAAGCGTGCGCCATAGGCCACTAGGCGAATCCTCCGGAGCGTGAAACACGCACCCCGTAATGCTAGCGGAATTCGCCGAAATCGCGAAATTTTGATGCCAATATCCAGCGTGGAATCCCTCACCATAGGGAATACCACGCGCGTGAATTTCCTACTTCAGCCCGCTAAAGGCAAGCATCCAGGCTAAAACCCAGAAGACAATGCCGACGCTGCCAGCACCAATTGCCCCCATCGCAGCCTTGCGCCCTACGCCGTTCATCGACGTTGACTGCACAAGCCCGATCGTCCCCAAAATGACTGCGATGAATGCGGGAATGAAGAGCAAAGAGAAGCACCCGCACCATGCGGCAGCAGTGGCAACGGAATTCACTTGAGGCTTAGGTGAGGTATAACCGGGCGAGGAAAACACGTAGAGCAGCGCCGGATCATCGCTACCCGGAAAGACCATTTGTTTCTGCTGGGGCTTTGGAGTCTCAAGGTGCGGGGTTGGACCATAGGGATCGTCAATTCCAACGGTTGCCGTCTGAATTGCGGCACCGTTTACGCCAGCTTGCCCAGGGGCACTGTTTGCAGCTGCCGCGCCCTGCCCGCTGATCCCACTCCCGCCGGGAGCATAGGGGTTTAATGCACTCATCAGGCTCCCTTCATGTTCTTCCTTCCTCAAGGATGCCACATCGAGGGCTTCTGATGTGAGGCGCCACAT